ATATAATTCTAATTGTTTTGCACCTGCCTGTGCATCATGTTTCCAACGTCTGTTCGCCATAATTTGAGTCATTATATTTTCTTTTTCATCATCCTCACCAAATATTTTTGTTCCATTTTTTAACACATAAGAATTTAAAACCTTATGAGCATCACCTCCACCTACATCAGGTAAAGTGGGCATTCCTTCATCATCAATAACTCCAAATCTATCATCAAGTTCAACTTCAATCAAAATATCGCCAGGTCTAGTATTTGGATGTAAGGTTTCATGTAAAACATCAATCTCTTGTTCATATCTGGGCGTTGTTCCTTGAACAAAAAGGTCTATACTAGCCTCTGCTGCGAGATGACTTGAATTTGGATTAATATGATCATACCATTCCGCGTTTGATGTTTCATCAGTTCCCGCACTCGCAGTAGCTTCATATTCTCTCGCCGTTCCAGCTCCAATTATTTGCATTGTTTCACGAGTTCTTAAATTTTTAAAAAATACCTTATCATCTTTATTGGATTTAATATCATAACCTCTTCTTCTAAATTTTTCTGAATTATCACTATTTGTTCCTATTTTAAAAACATCGCGATCTGCCTTTAGGTTTGATTTTTTCCCAGGTTTTATTGGCCAATCTTTTATCGATGGATTATCCATGTTAGGATTAGGTGCCATTAAATTTGTAATAATAATTTTTTCTTCCCTTAAAGAATCCAAATCCTCTGTTAACTCTATAGCTATATCCAACGCATCTTTAATAGGCTTCAAATCCGCAAAATAATTATAAAGTTTGGCTAATTTTCCTACTATTTTAGCTGGGTCTGATGCACCAGCAATTATTATTAATGCTGTGGAAGTTCCATCAGCTGATATCACTGGACGTTCGACATCTCCTTTATCATCAAAAGAATCATTCAATATTTCTATCATTTTACTCGGTTTACAAACTTGCATTTGTCCTCCGAGTTTCCACATATAATCTTCCAGATTAATATCATGAAACTCTCCACCGGTTTTGGCTAAAACTGGTTTTCCTTGAGCTGATCCGGATACTCCAGGTATAACTCTATTATAAAAAACCTTTCCATTCCAAATTACATAATTTTTATGATTATTTTCATATACTTCCCAAGATTTTTCATGAGGAACACCTGGTCTATGTGGTTGATTCCCTTCTGCTGCCTTCATATCATCAATATCGATGAGTGGATAAGCTGTAAATTCAATTTTATTTGTAAATGGATTAATATAAATTCCAGATGATTTTACTTTTTTTATTCGAATATTTGGTGTTCTAGATTTGACATCATAGACTGATAATTTTGGATTTTGACCATTGACAAATATCCAATAAATTCCTGCTCCCATAAGATCATCAATACCATTTTGAATCTTTGAAATCATTGCATCCAAAAGTAAAAATAATGGATTTATTGATGCAACAAGAAAAGCCCGATTTGCATACATCAATGTCTTACCAGTTTCCATTGCTTTTTTGTATGCTGATATCGCTTCTGTTACATTTTCTATCAATTCTGGAAAAAGCTGAGGAGTCTTAACACTTGCCGCCAGCCAAGATCCATCAGCAGCAGCCTGTTTAAACATAGCCATTCTGTCTCCTGAACTATTTTCAACTAAACGACTAACGTTTCCGCCTTTTTTAAATCTCTCCGGCATCTTTTTCCTTCTTTTCTTTTTCTTTTAAAGTATCTACTTCTTTTCTTAAACCAACAATAGTTTCTCTTATTGTTTTAACCATAGATTCTATTTGATCAACCCTTGGATTTGGGGGCAATTCTTCTTCGGTTGTTTTCCATTTATTAGTTTCCATAATATTTGCTCCTACCTTTCAACATATCATGTTCATTTCTTTTATCTCTAACTTCTTTATATTTAAACTGTAAAGAGTCCGCCTCTGCTACAACTTCAGTAATTAACCCTATGTCATCACCTAAAGCAACATTTACCGCTTCATATATTGTTCTTCCATAAGGAACCAATGTCCCTGAAGCTTTAGCGGGAAGATCTGAAACTCTTATACCAGGTTCAGATATTGGGGCATCAATATCCCCACCAGATGATTGACTTCCTGAATAAGTAGGATTTCCAATTCTAGAATTGAGTTCAGTTAGCCTTGTGCTTATGTCTGCGTTACATGCATCTAGTTCATCTGCTAAAGCCTCAACATCAGTTTTACTATATGCTATACCATCATAATCTGTATCATGATAATTATCTAAATCATTAAATTCACCTAAACAAGCTCCAATCGCAGTATTAAAAGTCTCTGCTGCTGTTTTCTTTGCTTCATCGTATTCTCCTCCTCCCTCAACTTCTAAAAGAGGATCTCTATAAGATGCTAATCCATTTAATGTATTAATTTTTCCTTGTACATATACAAAATCATTAGATGAGCTATTACCAAGTACTATATTTTGAACATTATTGTACATACAACTTGCTTCTGTGATAGTATATGAAGTTCCATGAGAAGTATGGGTAGCGTTCACTGACGAAGATCCCGCGCGAAATGAATGAAGTTCTATCAAATTAGATGAGCTTTTCGCAAACATATCAATAGAATCAGCGTCAGTGGTAGTGGCGTTTGTTGTAACAACATTTGCTGGTGTGTACGGAGTTCCCCAGGATAAAGCTGATCCCGCTGCATAATTATTATCATTATAATCTTTTCCCATCCAGCCATCTCTGTCAGGAATAGTTCCGGTCTGTCCTGCATCTTTGTTTTCCGCATGACCAGTAGTAGAAGTTACTGTAGTCGTCCCACCGACGCCATTCAAACTCCCCGCTAAACTTGTCATTGCGGGTTGTAATTGTGGAGTGAATGTTGCTTGTGGTTCCGTGCCTCTTCCCGTTAAAGTATTTGGCAATCCGGTAACTGTTGGAGTATAATTATGAGCTCCCACAAATGGACTCACCAAGTAAAAAAACTTAGATGCAAAATCTATCATATATCGATAATCACCAATCAACGCTCCAGTAGTATCTTTTCTTTTTTCTTCATATTTTACAAACCTTCCCACAAATACATCTTTCATCCCCAATCCAGTCGGCTGTAATCCATTATCACTACTGTCATAATTATCTCTGGCTCCTTGAACAGCAGGAAAAAGTGGATTTAATACGTTACCACTATAATTGCCCGTATCTTGTCCTATTTCTGAACTAGAAGAAACTAGTTCTGTAGAAGCTGATTTAAATAAATCTAAAGTACTGACCTTTGCCGCTGTAGGATTAAATACACTAAGAGCGGTTTCAAATGCGGATTTATCCATAACTGTCATATCTTCAAATGATTCATTAGTTCCACCATAATTTCCATCATCATCACCAATAGGTTTCCATGATGAATCAGGAACCATTCCCTCAGGAACAATTTGAGCAATTGCGAACATTGTATTTTCTTCTCTTGTTGGCATAATTTGCTTTGATGTAATCTCTAAATTAGTATATACATTATCAACATTATCATCGAGTACTACCACATTTAAATCTGTATCAATTGCGACCACAGTAAGATTAGATGACCATGCCGTACTTGATAATTCTGATCCCATTACTAATTTCGATGCATCAGAAGTAGATATAGTATTTCCTGTAATATTTGTTACTAAATCTAATGTTGTATTAGCAGTTATAGTAAATGTTTCAAAATCATGAGTAAATCTTTTTAATCCAAAATAATCTCCAATTTTAGGTGGAGAAACAGCAACTGCTTCAGAACCTTGTTCTAAAGTATGAGATAAAGTAACAAATTGATCTAGAGTACCATTAAATTCAACATCACCAATATTAGCATATGCAAATTTTTCATTCCAATTTCCCACTTCTCCAGAAACATCTTCCCCAAATGTAACAACAGTTCCAAATGGCATATCAACTCCAGGATTAACATATGGAGTTGTATTAGCCATCAAATCTATTAATTTTCCCGTTTCCCTACTTCTAACAAAATAATAATCACCAATATAGTTACTATAAGTATTAGATGTTCCATCTGCCTCAGTTGATATCACAGTACTTTCAGGATCCGTACTTAAAGATATTGTATAATTAAGATCTTTATCTCGAATTAAAACTCCAAATTTTGGTTTTGATCCTGTTCCGCCGGTTAAAGAAGGATATGTAAAAGATGTTACTCCAGAATAATCACTTGGAGAACCTAAATTAAATTTTAAAATATCACCACTATTTGCTCCCAAACAATTTGCTCTTATTTCAGCATTTGCTAATGCTAATGCAGGAACATCTGCTGAAGCAGCCACACCTGCACATAAATTAGCAAACGCATCTTCAAATAATTCCAATTCTCCGATAATTCCTAATCTCGCATCTATCAAACTTTGAGGAAGTTTTTCAATATCTTCTTTAGCTTCTAATATTTTTTCAACTTGAGATGTCATGCTGGTGGTCCTGTTACTACTACTGGTGGTGAACCAGGAATCATTGCTGTTAATACTATTTGTGTTGTATAATTATTTATCGCATCTGCAATATCTGAGCCAAATTGTGCTCCAGATGCTGGCTGTTTTGAAAAAATTTTACCCATTTTTGTTAAAAACATTGGAAGACCCGCTGTCGTTACTATAGAAATTTGGTTTGCACATTGTAATGTCATAAAAGCTCCATCAATTTTCTTCGCAACCTTTTGCCCTATCAGTGCTGGTATTGGTGATTGCTTTTGCATAATTTTCCCTATTTCTAAATTTAATGTTTGTAATTTCGGCATAGCTGCGAAATTTCCCCCAGCCGGATCCATTGCATTAGAAATATACTGTTCTACTCCATCCTTAATTATCTTTCCCACATCTAATCCTGTAGTATTAGCTTTTGCGAATCCAGATTGTAATCCTGCTTTTATTTGTGGCATTCCTAAAGGCATATTGTCCTTACATTATACATTGCATAATTTTTGTTTTAACTAAATTTAATGCCGCAGTATTTAATGGCATTCCACTATTTCCTGATCCAGTAGGCACTGTTATTTTTGTAATTTCATCTATTAAATCATCAAAACATGATTTTAAGGATTTTCCTGCTCCACTAATAGATAATGGTGCACCAGATTTTAAAGCAAACGTTCCAAACGTTCCTGCAAATGAAGTGGGCGATTGCATTATTATTCCTGCTGGAGAAATCACAATTTTTCCAAGAGTTCCAGTATTACCTAAAAATAAATTAATGTAACCTGTGGCACCAACCGCACTTTCTGCCGCATTAATCTCTATGGGTGCTAATCCTGTATGTAATTTAATTCCAGATCCCGCGATAAATGGCGTTCCTATTGTACTAATATCGACGGCTCCTATAGATGTGGTAATATTGATATCACCAGATCCAGATAATCCTACAGTGCCCTCTGCTCTCATCTTAATTTGTGAAGCATCTGCAAGTAAAGGGCCGTCTGAATCAAGCCGCATTGTTCCTTCTGTATTTAATTCTAAAGCACCGCCACCAGAAATAGAAGAATTCTTTTTTGTGCCCACCATAAAACTGGATGTGTTTGATTCATACCTCTCAGTATTGATATAATAATTTCCACCCTCAACATTTGCATAATATGATCCACCAGCTCCAATTTTTAAAGAAAAATTTCCCTGCGTAGTTTGCTGATCTCTATTAACAAATAATTGAAAACTCTTATCAATTGTTTCAACCTTATGTGCTTCAATATGTTCATATGAATTTGAATGAACTATATTATATGCCTCATTTACTGATTTTGTTACTACTGTCCCGTCAGGATGATATTCTATAAATGATCCTGTTCTATGATATAAATGTATTCTTTCAGCATCAGGAGTATCATCAAATTCTAATACATGTCCACTTTCCGTTTGTTGCACATGATTATATGGATATACCGCATTATATGGTGGTAAGGGTTCTGAAAATCTATTTATTGCTGGTTTAAGTAATGCTACTTTAAATTTATCAGTACTAAGTTGAGCCGATGATAAGGTAACGGTTGACAATGACATATTCTTTCTTACATTTACCGTTGTACCAAAATCGCCACCAGTACCTACACTTACTTGTCCTGCATTACGTGAATTTTTCTTTCTTCTCAAAATAGAATATTGACTTTCTACTTTCTTTCCATCATCAGAAGTTAATAATTTTGATGTTGGATCACCATATCCCCTTGCTAATCTATTCGTGGTTGGTTCATTTAAATAATGATAAGAAGGAAAAGGAGAAAGTTGTTCTTGTTCAGTAATTATTACACCATCACCTGCACCAGAATATTCTAATGTTTCTGGTTCTCGAGGAACTTTGTCCGCCTGTCTTGTATCAGCACTAAGCAATAAAGATCTAACTCTTTTTTTAGCAGCTTCCAAACTAAATGGATGTGTTGAGGATGAAAGTTTATTATCATACATCCTAGCATCATAAAATCCAATTTGAGCAGTATAAATTTCTCTCACATCTTGTTCTGGAACTCCGTGTAATGTGCCCATCATTACTGGTTCTTGTGCTTCTCTTCCATCACGAAAAAATCCCATCACCCAAGTTCCTTCTACAGGCCCAAGTGGGGTTTGTCCAACTCCCGTCTGAGAAGCGGAAGTTATTGGCATCAATGGAAAAGCCCACGGCAATTTTAAAGGAGGCATTAATTTTTTATCATCAGTATGCCAACCCAAACAGCGAACTTTACATCTACCTAGATACATTGGATCATGTCTATCTTCGACAACACCAACCCACCAAATAAATTCCATTCCCATAGAATCGGAAGTTAACATTATTCATACCTCTTTATCATAATTTCCTATCTTCCTGATTGTCCCTTTTTTCTGCCAGATATCGCAAGAGCCTCATCAGTATCTTTACCTTCCCATGTTCCGTAATTAGATGGAACATAATCAGTTCCTGGTAATTTTCTGGATAAACCATCTTTCATTATATGTAAACTTAAATTGTGTTCAACTTTACTCTGCGTTTTTATAAAAACATGTGATAATCTCGTTACTACAAATTTTCCAGAAACCAAAGTCGATTGAGTCATTGTTATGTCACCTGTTTTTTCACCAAGTTGAGTCGGTAATTGTACATTTATAACATCACCAACTTCTCTATGTGTATTTCCTGGAACTGTTATTTGATATATAAAATTATTCAATAATTGATTTTGCATTTTTCTTTTAGCATACCAATTTTCTATTTGTGTTTCTCTTAAAATTGCATCTTGAGGAGCACCTTCACTATTAATATCCGCAAATCTTACATAACATCCATCATTTGTTGTTTTTAATGAAACGCACGCCTGCGGTTTTCCTATTACATCTGCTCCTCTAGATATTACAGGAGCATCAGATAAATGAAATGTATCATCATCAATAGCATATGTTTGATGTTGGTGTTTAGAATTATTATCAACAACATTTCCAAAATCATTTGCTGTGGTGGGAGGTAATGTTTGAATTACCGCTCCGGTTTCAGGATCAGTTTTAATATTTCCAGCATCTTCAAATGATTTCTTATAGTATAAATCATAATAATCATGTCTCATTCTTAGAATATTATGAGTTATTAATCTATTTCCATACATACCATTTTGTAAATTTTTATCAACAGCTATTGGAGATACTCTATGATATTCATTAACTTTATGACTTTCAATAGCTACTTGTTCATATGCATCTTTATAAGATAATCCTCCTGGAGCATAAATATAAGTTATTTTTTCTGATCCTTGCATTAATGTTTCTAAAGATTTAAATTTAAATCCTCCTCTTACTGTATCATAAAAACAATAAAATGCTCCATTTGATTCATGACTTTCTATTTGTGTAGGAGGACCACCATTCGCAAAAGGTAAAGATGATGCTCCTGCTGCCTCAGCTCTTGATGCCAAAAATCCCATTGCCTGAAAAGGTGATATATTTGGCATAGTCATATTATGCTCAGCCTTTGTAGTTTCAATATCTAGGTCTGGTCTTTCCGGAACTTCTATAGTCAAGAATGAAGTAGGTTTGATATAATCTTCATATATATTTTCAGCCATATCACTAATTCTCATTCCAGCATAACATTTTTGAACTTTTGTTGCTAAATTGACAACATATTCTATACTAGTAAAATTTAAAGTATAAGTAACTAATCTATCATTTTTAGGATCTACATTAAAATTTGTTACTTTTACAACTCTAAAATATCTATCTATTTTATCTTCAGATATATCTGCTCCAACAGATTGAAAAGATATATGAAAAAGTTCTTCGCCAATAATGGGTATTCTTTCAAATAAACCAATTGCATCACCAATATCTACATATCCACTAACATAAGGAGAGAATATATTTTCAGTAATCTCACATCTAGTAAACATGCGTGAAAGATCAACAACACCGCCGGGAAAATTATTAGGACTAATTAAATTAAAATGATTAATTTTAACGTGTCCCGCATACTCAGGAACTTTTTGCGCCGATTTTAGACTGCTACTGTCGAAAATAATTGAATCATAACTTTTAGATGCCATTTATATACCTTAACTAAACATATTTCTTGCTGTTTCTAAAATCTGTTCAGCCCAAGTGTTCTCTATTAAATTAATTTTCTTTTTACTATCATTATGTAGGACTTCATATTCATAATTGGACACAGATCTTTCCATTCCATTGCCTTCTGCTGTAACGATATCATAACGGGTTTCATCTACTTCATAAAATCTCTCTTCTATTCTTTCTTGTCCCGCACTTGCTGGAAGTAATTTTTGTATTACTTCTTCATAATGATGAACTCCACTATTAGCAGCTTCTAAACTTCCATATTTACATATTATATGTTTTTGTAATTCGTTTTGAGATAATGGCCAATCAAAAACAGGATCAAGAATATTATTTGCTAAGAATATAAGCCAAACGTATTCAAACCCTCCATAATATCGAAGAGATAGTGTATCAGGTCTCTCTCCATCAGGAATATCATAATTATATCGAGTATATATGGCTGATTTTACAGTAGTTTTTATTCTATGTCTTAATGATATATCAGTTACCAATTTTTGATGAATTATATCTATTTTTTTTCCAGCATGATTTGTGCCGGTATCAAATCTATAATATAATGCTGGCATATTTTTAAAATATTCTGACATTATTAATAACCCCCCTCACCTTTTTCAAAACTATGATATTCGCCCGCATCATGACCATCACCTCCACCCCAGTTGAATTTCGTACCAGGCGCGATAGCGCGAGCTCGTTTATACGCCGCTAACCATGTGCCGCCCGAGGGTGCCGGTGCACTAACGTTTGCCGCGGCAACGGGTGAAGAAACTGTAGGTGCTATCTCAGTTGATTGAACAGAATCAGAAGTAGATTGGTCTAGTAGATCCGGATTATCTAAAATAAATTCTGTTTCTTGAAACACTAATGTTAATTTTGTATGTACTGGAAGTGGATCACCAACTGGATTATCATAAAATGCCGGGCCGGAAGCTGATGCATCAAAATTTATATCCATAGCTGTTAATACAGACCTTCTTATTCCCATTTGATCAAATCTTTTAGGTCCAGTTGCAGTACTAATAAAAAAATCAATAAAAAATTCATGTGGAAAATCAAAATATACACTTTTCATTCCAAGAAAGTTATGCATTTTTGGTAACATTCTTCTTTTAAAAGTTTGAACAATACGTTTTATCGCAACAGCTTCTGTATAACTTCTTGGCCAAAAATCGAATGACATATCATGTGTTCTAAATGCTCCAGGGCCTTGATATATCATAGCGATATGTGGATTTATCCCCACTCCTTCCATAGCTGACACCGGAGCTAAAGCTCCACCAAAATTTGCTATCGCTAATGCTCCCGCACTGCTTGCAAACTTTTTGGCTTCGTCAGGCAGTTTTTTTATCCCTTTTGCTACTGCTTCAGATATGGAATCTCCACCTGACCAACCTTCCCCAATAGCATTCATTCCTATTCCCGCTAAAACACCAACTACGGCAGCAACTCCCTTAAACCTTGTTGCTACTGTGGATGCGATAGCTCCACCTGTCATACCAGCTCCCATAGTACGGCCAGCAGATTCAAAAAGTGCTCCACCTGTTAGGGGTGTAAAATTTCCTGTAAATTTAGTTTTCATTGATCCAGGTGGAATATGTAATGCTATGTCAGAAGTGTCCCAACCACCAGATCCACTGCGTTTTCTAGGTCCTCCCGGTTTCGCATGAAATAATATAAAATTTTGAGTATCCGTATGAACTTCTCCTAAAGTTAATGGATATTTTAATACTGAACCTACGTTATTATATGGGCTGCTTCCTACTCCTCCTCCACTAACTCTAGTAGCTACAGAATTCATTGTATTTGGATCTGACATTTTGCTTTTCTCTCTAAATATAAATGTATCTTAAAAAACTATTCATTTCTATTTATATGGCATACAAAGGAAAATACAAACCAAAGAATCCTAATAAATATAAGGGTAATCCCACAAAGATCATTTATAGGTCTGGTTGGGAAAGAAAAGTGATGGAAAAGTTGGATTTAAGTTCTCAAGTAGAACAATGGGCGTCTGAAGAAATCATAATTCCTTATAGATCACCGGTTGATAGAAAAATTCATCGCTATTTTCCGGATTTTTGGGTTAAGTTTGCGAATAAAAAGGTCGTAATTATCGAAGTCAAGCCTAACAAAGAGACAAAACCGCCCAAAATGAAGGAAAAATCGAGAAAATTCATCAGGGAAGCCAAAAAATGGGGCGTAAATAAGGCGAAATGGAAAGCCGCGACTGAATTTTGTAAAAATAGAGGATGGCATTTCTTAATTCAAGATGAATTTGACTTAGGAATCAGAAAAAAAAGGAAAAATGGCGGAAACACCGAAAAATAGTGGAAATTTAATAGATATATTACAAGATGTGATAAAAAGAAAACAAATTCCACAAGAAAATATAAAATCTGCTCAATGGTTACAAAATAAAATTAGAAATTTTAGAAGAAATTTAAATGTTAAATTAGATGACTCTAGTATGTCCGCTGATGAATTTATGAAAGGGTCTAATTTGGTACAAAAAAGAAGAATGACCAAAGCTAGATTAACATTATTCTCATATAAAGCAAAACATGAAAAAACTTTACCATATTATGACAGATTTCCCTTATCAATGATCATAGGTAAAGATGTAGATGGATTTATAGGATTAAATTTTCATTATTTGCCGTATCAATATAGAGCAAGACTATTAGATGCCGTCGCATTTGGAAATGTGATTAATTGGAATACATTAAAGAGAAATAAAGTGACTCGACCATGTATTAAAAAATATTTAACAAGTCATGTTCAAGGAGCAAATGGTATGGTAATAGAAGGAATTGAACAATTAAAATTTGCAATATTTTTACCAATAGAACGTTTTAATACCAGAAAAGAAAAGGTCTGGGAAGATTCAAAAAGGATAATATAATGCCAGCAGGATTTAAACAAGCAGAACATTTTATCGCAGCGATAAACAAACATAAAGGCCCCGCGAAGGCAAACAAATATCTATTCTTAGGTCCATTTTCAAGTGGCACAGGAGCACTTGTGGAAAATCTTGCCACCGCATTGAGGGTTAATTTAAAAGATTTTAAATTTTTGTGTGATGCAACAAATTTACCTGGGCGGAACTTAGCGACCGTAGAATTTAGAACAGGTAGTGTATCTAGGTCATATATTCACTCTAACAATTTTAATCCAACAATTAATTTATCTTTTATATTAACAGATGACATGTTTGTTAAAAAACTTTTTGATGCATGGATGGATGTAATCATACCCCTCACTGATGCAGGACTTGATGGTAATATGAAGCAAAACGTGAAGCTCTATCCCAATGATTATTGTGGAACTTTTGGTATAAAAAAACTTGCGTCGAACTTATCTAGTAACGTGACTGACGGTTCTACAATTTCAGATGATTATCATGTAGAAATAATGGAAGCATTTCCCAAACAAATTAATCCTGTTGCATTAACTTACGGTTCTCAGGATATATTAAAATTACAAGTCGTGATGGCTTATTCCCGGTGGAGAATAATACGAAATGCTGGAATCGGTGAAGGCCAAGGATTCCAAGGTCATGATCAATTCGGCCTTTAAAATAATAATTATATAATTAGGAGATATTATGGGTTTACCTAAGATTGATATTGCAACATTTAGCACTACTCAACCTTCCTCAAAAAATAAAAAACTTACATTTAGACCATTTTTAGTAAAAGAAGAAAAAATACTAATGATGGCAATGCAGGGAGAAAATTTAGAAGAACAAATAACTGCAATTAAACAAATTATAAACAATTGTTCACAACAAGAATTTGATGTTGATACAATTCCCTTATTTGATTTAGAATGGATATTTTTACAATTAAGAATACATTCCGTTGGAGATCAATTAAATTTAAAATTTAAACACAGAGATGGAAAAAATACCAATGATGTAGAATGTGATCATGTATCAGATATAAAATTAGATCTAAAAGAAGTTGAAATGGTATATGATAAATCACATAATAAAGAAATTGAAATAAATGATAAAATTACTATATTTCTAAAATATCCAAATATAGAAACTGCGGGTAAAATCAAAAATACTGAAGATGCTGAAGGTATTATAGACTTTTTATCCTCAGGAATAGAATTTATTAAAGATGATGAAAAAATGTATGAAACAAAAGATTTTACACAAGAAGAAATAATAGAATTTTTTGAACAATTTAATCAACAACAAATGCTTAAAATTCAAAACTTTTATCGAACTCAACCTATAATACAACATGAAATAAATTATACTTGTGAAAAATGTAGTGGAGAAGAAAATGTTATTCTTAGGGGCTTACAGGATTTTTTAGAATAACTCTTTCTCATGATTCTTTAGAGTCTCATTTTTTGGTTAATTTCGCATTAGTCCAACATCATAAATACTCTTTAACAGAGTTAAATGAGATGATTCCTTGGGAAAGACAAATTTATATTGAATTATTAAAAAATTGGATACAAGAACAAGAAACTGAAGCTAAACAAAGAGAAGCAGAAAGAGGTTAATGGCACAAGCACCGAAACCAACTGGAGGAAGACGACCAGGACAATTTGGTACAACAGAACTTCGATTAGGAAGAGCGTCTGGTATTGGAGAATTTTATGATGTTTTAGAAGACGCGACCGCCAAAAGATTAGAAAGAACTATACGTGGATATGCACACGCCGCAGTAAGTGCCGCAGTTTCCCCATTACCAGCATTTTTACAAGCTGGTATATATGATGCCGTTGCTCATCCTTTTCGTGGTAGAGAAGACGGAGGAGCTTC